GGGGGGAGCCGCATCGCAGAGCGGTCAAGAGCGCCGTCAACAGGGCGATCCATGCGATACGGATATGACCGGCGGATCGGCGCTGCGCCCCATCTGGGAGGCGGTCTTCGCCCTGCTATCGGCGGATTCGACGCTCATGGCGATGGTCGCAGGGATATTCGACGCGGCGCCGGAAGGGACGGCCTATCCGTTCGTCCAGATCGGCGAAGCATTCGAGGTCCGGCAGGACACGTTCCAGCGGGAGGGAAAGGTCTGCATCCTCGACATCAACATCTGGTCGCTCGATTCCGGCGGCGGCGCCGGCGCGACCTACGCCGGTTACCGGCAGGCGCTCTCGATCGGCGAGCGGATCGCGTTCTTGCTCGACGACGCGGCGCTGGCCGTGTCGGGCTACGACATCCACGATGTGACTCATTCCGAAACTCGGCTCTTCCGCGAAGCCCAGCCGGATGGACGCATCCTGCGTCGCGTTCTGCAGGAATACCGCGTCTGGGCGATCCGGCAATGAGGGCGCCATGAGTTTCGCTTCGGGAAAAGGCGGAGATCTCTACGTCGGCGGATTTGCGATCCATGATCTTCTGCGGCAATTTTCATATACAAATTCGGCCGACGTTCACGATGTCACGACGTTCAAGAGCGACTCGCGCAAATTCATCGGCGGCCTGCGCAACGGGGTATTGAGCGCCGAAGGGATTGTGGACTCGGGCAATGAAGGGCAAGTCCGCGCGTTGCTAAGCGCGACCGGAAAAGTCTGGACGGCGTTCCCCGCGCCATCGGCGCCGGGCGACAGGGGGGCTGGACTGCTTGCGACCGCGATCGAATACAGCCTCTCGACGCCGGTGGACGACATCGTCGGATTTTCGCTGTCGGTCCAGTCTGATGTCGGCATCGAACCGATCGCGTTGATTTATTACGCGCTGGAAACGGCTTCGGGACAAAGCGGGATCGTGGATCAGGGGATGGCGACGGCGCAGGGGGGGAGCGGATATTTGCAGGTTCCGCTTCTGGCCGGAACGTCGCCGACGCTCGATGTCGAGATCCGGCAGAGCAACGACAACTTCGCAGTGGACGATACGCTGCTGGCGGCCTTTTCACAGGTTACGGCGGGAGGAATCGGGCAACGAATCGAATTTTCTGGAACCGTGAAACGCTATGTCCGCGCCAGGTGGACGCTCGGCGGCACGTCGCCGCAGACGGCGTTTTTAGTCGGACTTCATCGCAATTAAAGGAGAAATCTATGGCATTCGCATCGGGCAAAGACGGAGTCTTCAAGATCGACGATTCGGGAGGGGTGCTGCGCAACATCAGCAACAAGGTCGTCAGCGTCAACTTTCCACAGAGCGCCGACGTTCACGACGTCACGGTCTTCGGCGACGACAGCCGGAAGTTCGTTCCGGGGCTGAAGAACGCGACGTTCAGCGTCGAAGGGGTCTTCGACGGCGCCGCGGCCAGCGTGGACGAAATCCTCCAGGGGATCGTCGGCAAGGAAGGGTCGTTCGAATACGGCCCGCAAGGGGGGACGGCCGGCCTGCCGAAGTACACCGGCGAGTGCATCGTGACCGAGTACGGCGCCTCGACCCCGGTGGACGACAAGGTCAGCTTCAGCCTCAGCCTTCAGGTGACGGGCGACGTGACCCGAAGCGCTTACGCATAAGGGGGGAATCATGGAGGCAACGGACGCGACGCCGAAGATCCTCAGCGCGGCCGAACTGCTGGCCGCAGACGATCTTCCGGAACGGATGATCTTCGTCCCGCAATGGCAGGGTTCGGTGCGGGTGCGGGCGCTGTCGCTGGCGCAGCAGGATCACATCCGCAAAAGCGCGATGTCGGGCGGCAAACTCGACAACGAGAAGATGCAGACGCTGATGGTCATCCACTGCATGACCGAGCCGCGCCTGACCGAAGCCGATTACGACCGGCTCCGGCAGAAGAACGCCTTTGCTCTGGATCTGGTCGCCGCCGAAATCATGGAACTTTCTGGCATCTCCTCGGACGCGCTCAGGCGGGCGCGTGCATCCTTTCTATCGGGGGCTGAAGGACCCGGCGTCGTTTCCGCAGGACGCGGAGCGGGCGTTCCGGTTTTCGCTGGCGCGGATGCTGAAAATGACGGTCGCGGAATTGACCCGGCGGCTGACGATGGAGGAATGGGCGGAGTGGGGAGCGTTCCTGGAAGCGGAGAATAGGGTGACCGCCGAACGCCGCAAACAGGCGCAGGCCGAAGCCCGGATGCGCCCGTCCCGCGGGAGACGGTAGCCGTGGCCGAACAGACCGACCGGCTGCGGACGATTCTCGAAGCCGACATCACCGCGTACGCACGCAATATGTCGCGCGCGGCTTCCGTCATGGAGGGATTCGGTACGGTCGCCAAGCTCGTCGCCGGCGCATTCGCCGGAAAGAAGCTCTTCGAGGGATTTTCCGGGATCGTCGAGGCGGCCGACGAGAGCGAAGCGGCGCAGCGCAAGCTCGCCCAGGCTCTCTCCAATACCGGCCAGCTGTCGGCGGAAACGGTCGCAGCCTTCGATGAACAAGCGGCCGCGATGCAGGCGATGACGACGTTAGATGATGACGCCGTGACCGGCCAGCAGGCGCTGGCCGTTGCGCTGGGGGCGACGGCCAGGGAGGCGCTCGATCTCGTACCCGCCGCCGCCGATCTCTCGGCGGCGGTCGGGATCGGACTGGACGAAGCGACGCGGGCGTTGACGCTGTCGCTCGACGGCAACATCGGAATGCTGGGACGCTACGTCCCTGCCGTCCGCGACATGACCGATGCGCAGCTCGCGGCGGGCGCCGCCGTGGATCTCGTCGCCCAGAGTTTCGGCGGTTTCGCCGGACAGGAAGCGCAGACGCTGACGGGCGCGATGACGCAGATGCGGAACGCCTTCGGAAACATGCTCGAAGAACTGGGGAAGACGATCACGCAAAACGAGAACGTCCGCAAGGCGGTTGAAACGGTGACGAAGGTCTTCCATATTCTTGAAAAAGGGATAACCGACAATCGCGATGAAATTGGAAAATTTGTGACTCGAACAATGTCGGGCTTAATCAAATCATTCGGCTACATGATTTCGATTCTTGGAGATGCAGTCAAAGCATGGAGCAATCTCTGGGGTACGCTGGGTCAGGCTACATTAGCGTTCGAGCGTTGGAATCTCGAGGCGGCCGAAAAGACGAAAATCCCCGAAGTGATCGCCGACCACAAAGAATATGTTCGATGGCTCGAAGAGGCGGTTAGGTCACAGGCCTTAGCTGCAAACGAAGCAGAAACATTTAGGCAAATTGCCCATCAGATGGGCGCGGAAATCGCATATCTCGGCGATCAGATGATCGACGCCGATGCAGGCACGGCGACGCTGACGAAATCGTTCACGGCGCTCAACGCGGAATCCGGAAACGTTGCCACGCAAGTCGGAGCCATTTCTACCAGTTTGGACGATCTGGCGTCCGGGCTCAGTCTCAAAGGCAAAGGATTTGCATTCAAGGTAGATTTGCTTTTCCCGGAGATGGCCGAAATTCAGAAGCAATTCGGCGGTGGCGGAAAGTTCGGCGCGGCGATGCCGGTGACGCTGGAGATGCCGGACACATCGTTCGTCTCGGAAGCGATTGCCAAGCCGATGGCCGACAGCATCATCGAGGCGATCGGTCAAGGGCTGAATGCGCTCCAGAGCGGAATCGGGAGTACGATCTCCACCGCGATCATCTTCCTGTCGGAGATATTCGAAGAAGAACTCGAAAGTCTCGCGGAGGGGATGGCGGACACCATCCAAAAGATCGCGCCGATCGTCGGCGCCGTTCTGGATATGTTGGCGAATTTCACGCCGGAATCGCTCGACAAAACGATCAAAGGGTTCATGGAGGGCTTCGTCTCGGCACTCTCCAACATCGGCCCGGCGATCGCCGTGCTGATCGACAACCTCGACGAGATCGCCATCGGGATCGTACAGGCAGTCATAGGATTGCTGGCCGGGATTGTGGCAAACATCCCGAATTTCATAGGCGCGATTCTGAATACCGCGCTGGAACTCATCACACAGATCGTTCCGCGCGTGATCGGAACTTTGCGCGATGTGTTCCGGATGGCAGGACAAGTGATGAAAATCATCTGGAGCGATCTGGCGAGCCATGTAACCGGAATTTTAACCACCCTGGGAAATGGGCTGACGTCGTTCTTCGATTCGTTTCTCGATTTCGAGGAGATTCAGCAGACGTGGGCGGGCGCAGTGGCGCGCGGGATCCGTGATTTCTTCGCCGTCACAGTCTCCGACGCGCTCTCGAAATTCGGAACGTTCATGTCCGGCGTGTTTTCGTCCGTCGTGGGTTTCTTCAAAGGAATCGTCAACTGGTTTTTCGGTCTGTTCAATAAAATCATCGATGGGCTGAATGAGATCCCCGGCGTGAATATCCCCCACATTCCGGCGTTGCACTCCGGGGGGATCGTTCCCGGTCCGGCCGGGCAGGAAGTCCCGATTATGGCGCTCGGCGGCGAACGGATCGTGCCGATGGACGAGGCGCAGGAAGGCGGCGGATGGGGCCGTGCGATCAACATCACCATCAACGAGGCGCGCAGTCCCGGAGAGACGGTAGATGCGCTCGTACAGGCGCTCAAGATGGGCGTGCGCACGAATCGAATCCATCCTATGGTGCTGGCATGATTCTCGGTTATCCAGGATACAATTCTGCCTACGGAAGATTCGTTCGCGTGGGTCTGTCGAACGTCATGGGGACATTCGTGGCCGGCGAGCGGCTGTTGTCAACGGTGGGCCCCGCTTCCGGCAGCGGCTTCATTCGTAACTTCAATGCTGCGCTTGGTTATCTCGATATTTACTCCGGCCGGGCGAAATTCGTGACGGGGATGACCGTTGCGGGCGAAGTAAGCGGTGCGGCGGCGACGGTGTCCACCGCAGAATCGTATCAGCGCGGAAGGGCGGAGATCGTTGCCGCGCAGACGACAGGACTGGCGGCGGGGTACTACGCGCACGCTTTACAGACCTACGACCTGTCCGACGCGGCGAAGTTCACCGTGAACACATCTGCAAGGATCGTGTTCGATACAACGACCGGCGCGGCGCTGCCGACGCCCAGGTTCGTCCTGCTGAGTGGATTCAGGACGACCTACGACTACCGGCTCAACAATACGCCCCTCACGACCATCGTCGTGGAACAGGCCGACGATGCGGCGTTCACGCTGAACATCGAAGCACTGGCCGCGTTGACCGACGGATCGCCGACCGATGGGCCGGGAGCGTTCGGACAATCGAATCTATACATCCCGCTGACGTACCCCGGTTCGCCGCGGCAATTCCTGCGGTTGAGACTCATTTCGTCATCGTTTGTGACCGTGGGCATCGGCAATCTGTGGATCGGCTCAGGAATAGACTCGGAGATCGATGAGGGATGGAACTTCACGGACGGATTCGAGGCGACAAACATCGACAGAGGCCGATATGCAGAGACAGAGGGCGGCGCGATCAGCCGCGTCCACCGCGCGCCGATCCGGAGATACGATGTCATGGCGCGGATCAATCGCCGGTCGTGGGACAAGTTCGCCGATGCCGTGGAGGGGCGGATGTCGCGGGACGACTTCGATGGAAGCGTCATCGACGATCCATCCCACCCCTGGGCGGTCTGTCTCGATCCCGACAACAAGACCCGGCTTGTCACCGGACGGCATATCTTTAGCGGGCTTTTCCGGCTCGACGGCAATGTCTCCGTTCGTGACACGGGCGCACGCGATTCGACGGGAGTGTTCTTCCTGCCCGACATTCCATTGAACCTCCGGGAATGGCGATGATCCGATTGGAATATTGGGTGAGCGTCGCGCTGGACGGCGCGACCCTGTACGCGACGACGGCAGAGACGGAGGGAGATCTGCTCGTCGGGGGCGTCCGGCAGCGGTTCCGCCCAACGCTGCGCGTTGGAGAGATATCGCAGGCGTTCGCGGCATTCGATTCTGCGTCGCCATCCCCTCCCGCGACGTGCCGCGTGACGCTGGTCAACCAGGATGGGTGGCTGAACGAATTCCTTGGCTTCGGCGCGCATGCGCGGACGTGGGACAATCGCATCGTCACGATCAAATACCGGCAATCCGATGCGACCATCCTGAGTTCGTTCGAAAGCCTTGCGATGGAGATGACCGGCCGCGTCAGCCGCGGGACGCTGCGGCATACGCGCGATGACGTATCGTTCGATGTGTACGACATCAGATACGGCCACAACAGGCCGGTGCTATCTGCGGCGTTCGACGATGGGACATATCCGAACGCGCACGACGACGCAAAGGGCCGATACATCCCCCTCGTCTTCGGAGATTTCACGCAAGGGATCCTGCCGGCGCAAATCGGGGGCGTGTCTCCCGGCAGGCTCCCGGCGTTCTGCACGGACACGGCGGCGACGGCCTATCCTTTCAAGGCAGCGAACCATGCCATCTCGGATATGGCGGTGTTCTGGTTCGACGCATCGGCCGGAACCGTCGTGCAGTTGGGCGGCGGCGACTACACGGCTACGACCGGCGGGTTCACGCTTTCGGCGTTGCAGTCTGCAGCGACCGATATCGCGAGCGACCGGTACACGGTGAACTGCAAGGGCCGTTCGGCCGTCCGGCTCGTCTCCGGCGGGAGCGGCGTCCTGGAGTCCGCCGCAGACATCATGGCCGATCTTCTCGTGACGTTCGGCGGGGCGGTGTACGGAACGGACTTCGACGGCATCGGCTGGTCGGCGGCGCATACGACTGGGGACCAGCATCCGAACAGACGGTGGATCGGGGAACAGACGACGGTCATGGAAGCCGTCTCGCAGATTGCGTTCGAAAACAGTTACCTGTTCTTCACAAATCCAGAGAGGTACAAGCTGATCTTCAATCTTCCGAGCAGGACCGTCGTCGCAGATGTGCGCGACGTAGACCCGCTCGTGGACTCGGTCGAATCGGTCTACGACCCGGACTCATCGTACGTCAACCAGATCTACGTATATTTCGATCCGGACGTCTCTGGCGGCGACGGCGCCGAACGTAGAGGCAACGTGAGGATAGACAACGCGACTGCGCAGACCGAGTACGGCGCCGTCGTATCGGGCGAGTTCGACTTCTGGTGGTTGTGGAACAAAGAGAACGTGAGTTTGCAGAGCGAGCGCAAGCTGTTCGTCCTGTCGAGCCGAATGCACTACGTCGATTTCGACCTCGCGGCGAACGATCCCAACTCTCCGTTCTGGAGGTTGACTCTGAGCGATGTCATCCGTCTGTCTCACTGGCAATATGCGGCGGCGCCCCTGCAGGTATGGAGCATCGTGCGCGACGCGCAAACCGGCAAGATAGCGCTCAGGACGCTCGCCGTGCAAGACGTATTCCAAGTATGGCAGTGGTCGGGGATCGCCAATGGAGCGGACGTGACGTACCCCATGCGATGGAACGACGCAGCGGTGACGAAGAGTCCTGCGGGAAGGTGGTTCTAATGGCCTTCGTCAGCACCAATCCCGTCGCCGTCGGCGACTATGGACTCAAGTCGCAGTACGACGCGGTATTTGCGAACACGCGATTCTTGCACGACGACGTACTGAAGCTGGATGGCGACGGGGGCGTCGTTCTCGGAAAAACGTCTCCGCTCTACGCCGCCGATATCTACCGCGACGTCTCGAACGACAGGATCGAGATCGTCGGCGGCCCGAATCCTGCGAACGATGCGAGACTGTTCCTGTTCGGCAGCACGGAATCCGGGGCGTACAGCGGCTACATCGTCCTGCGCACGGGGAACGATCCGTTCACGATCGCTGCGAACGGAGGTGCGAAAATCATCGATTTCACGCCGGCAGCGCTCATCGATTCGACGGGGCTTCTTCGGCGAGACGTCGATACCGAATCGCTGGAGGTGCGCGGCGGGCCGGACGGAAACGACGCGCGGATAATCGTCTATGGGCAAAATGCCGCGTCGGCACATAGTCTTTTCTTCAGATCGCGTGCAGACAACAGTCCGTTCTCGTTCATCCGCAATGACGATCAGTTTTGCGTGAAACTCGATCCATCTACCGGTGAATATACTTTCTACAGACCATCGAGTAACGACGAAAAGATTCTACTGAAGCCCGACGCCGATCCGGCGATCAGTCTTTACATCAACGGTTCGGTAAAATCCATCTGGGGCGTATCGGGAGACGACGCTACATTCCAGGCCGCCGGAAATATCGGGTTCGTCTCTGATAACGATGGCAGTGGACACCAATGGACGTTCAGACTGGACGGTGCGCTTTCACTTCCGAGCACGAGCGGGCCCGCTTCATATATCGAAGGCACAATCTGGTACGAGAGTACGGCGGCTGCGGGCCAGAGATTGAGGGTGATGATTGACGGCGTTGAAAAATATATCAACGTGACCGCGTGAGAAAAGGTAAAACTGTCCGCAAGATTGTTCTGTCCGAAGCGCAGCGCATTGCACTTCGGAGCACGATGCAGCTGCGCGATGAAGCTGCACGCCGAGCGGCGGAGCCGTTCGAGAAGGAGATCCAGGCCGTCGCGCGATCGGCGATAAAGGATGCCGGGCACGATCCCGACGCGCACGCATGGCGGATCGAGGACGCGACGTTCACACATCTCATTTCACCCGACGCGGACAAAAAATAAGCGATGTCTTTCCAATCTTTCCGAGTCCTCGATCGAGATGACGTCGTGGCGACGACGGGCAATCAGAACATCGCGCGGCCGGATGGAACGCCGGAAGTCTGCAAGATCGAAATTCAGAACAACGGATCGTCGACCGTTCGCGTGAAGTTCGGCGCGCCGGCCGTCGCCGGAACGGGCCGGGCGATCGCGCCGGGAGAGATGTACACGACGCTCGAACCGATCGACGCCGACGATCTGAACGTCATTGCCGACAGCGGGACCGCCGCGCTGGCGATCGGATTCTGGTTCTGATATGCCGATTGCAGGAAGCAGAAAGAGTCTCGCATTCAAGCCATTCGGGGCGGATGGCAATCTTCCGGCCGCGCTGGATTCGGCCGTCACGATCGAGAACGACGGCGAACTGGACGGGTTTTCCGCCGTCGGCTTCGTCATCGTTCCGCCGGACGGCGGGGAAGTCAAATTCGAGGGTTCGTTCGACGGCGTGCGATGGGAGGGGATGAGCTTCAAGTGCACGACGCTCGACATCAAGACGAGCCGGATATCACACGCCGAGATGGTCGCCGCCGGCGCGGCCGCGCTCCTCTTCAACGGCTCCATCAGCTCGATGCGAATGTTCCGGTGCCGCGTGATTTCCGCCGGAACGTCGCCCGGCGTGTTCCACGGCAATATGTCACGCGAAACGTCGACGCAGGAAAACATCGAATCGGGCGCGGCGCCGCACGAATCCGGCTATGTCATTCGCAATGCAGCCGTCGATCTGACCGCCTCCGGCGAAACGACCGTCGTCACTCCTACGGCGGGGAAACGGCTCATCGTAACCAAGGTTGCGGCGTCCATTCTCGGCATAACTGCGGGATCGATCGCCCTCTATTTCGGAATCGACACGCCGGCCAACCGGGTTCACAAGGAGTTTATCGACGTCGGCGCGGCGGTCGGCGACCGGTTCCAGACCTTGTTCCTCAATGGACGGATCGCCGCGGCGATCGACTCTCCCCTCAAAGTCAATCTGATCGGCACCATCGGCGACATCGCACTGACGGTCGATTACTACGAGATATTTTGATGAGCGGCAATGGGATCAAAGGATCGTTCAGCATCGGGCCCCGGGCTGGCGCGGCGCTGATTTCGGCAGCCATCGCGGGGCTGGCCGCGCTTGCCAATCAGATGGGCGCTCCGGCGTCAGCGGCGGATATGAAGGAAATCCAGACCAGGCTGGAGGGCGCCACGCAGCAAGCGGCCGCAGTTTCGGCGGCCATGAGCGAACATGCCGTCTTCGACGCACAGCGCGATCTGGATCGCAGGGAGAAAGAGCGGGAGCAGGACGCACGGCTCAATAAAGTTGACGAGAAGCTGGACAGATTGATCGAAGCGCTGTCGGCGACGAACCAGCGGCTCGAGCGGATCGCGGGACAACTGGAATCCCGCGGCGGATCCCGAGGGGGGCGATGATGCCGGCAACGGGTTTCGACGCCGCGATGACGGTGATCCTCAAACACGAAGGCGGATTTGTGGACGATCCGCACGATCCGGGCGGAGCGACGAACATGGGGATATCGAACCGGGCGCATCCGGTCGACCGCGATCACGATGGGGACGTGGATGCACAGGATGCCCGCCAGTTGACGATCGCCGAGGCCAAGTCCATCTATCGTTCGCAGTATTGGGACGCCTGCAAGTGTGGCCTGCTGCCTCCGGCGCTGGCGCTCTGCGTGTTCGATGCAGCCGTCAATCAGGGAGCGGGATATGCCAGAAAAAAGCTGCAGGAAGCGCTTGGAGTGAAAGTGGATGGCGCGATCGGCCCCGTGACGCTGGCGGCGGCGGCGAAAAATCCGTGGCAGACGATCTACAAATTCCAGGCCATGCGGTTGCGATCCTATGCCGCCGATAGAAATTACGGGCTTTATGGAATGACCTGGTTCCGCCGCACGCTCGAAACGATGGCGGCGGCGGCGAGGATTGCATGACGACGACGACAGAAAACAGCCAGAAAGGATGAAACGATGAAAACCCTTCTACGAACCGTTCTGCGAATCAACCCGCTCTGCATCTGCATAGCGTTGCTGCTGGCCGTGCTCTGGACGCCGCAGATCTTCGCGCTGGAGGCGGCCGCCATGCCCGATGAGATTTCCACGTCTGAGGATCCCGGATATTCGACGCTCCAGACCGTCATCGCCGCGGCGCTGACCGCGCTTCTGGCCGCCATCGGGATCCCGGCGGCGCTCGTGCCGCTGCTAAGCCTGCTGATCGGCGCTCTGGCCAGAGTGGTCGTCCCGGCGATCGAGCAGAAACTTCGCGGCAAACCGGGGCCGATCAAGAAGGAAGCGGCGGTCGCTGAATTGAAGAGAATGCTCCCGGCGCTGCTTCACGCGCTCCCCAGGACGAAGGCGCTGATCGACCTTCATATCGAAGCGCAGGCGGGCAAGATGCCGAAGCGGTCGGTCTCCGACGTCGAGCACATGCTTTAGTTCCGGGCGCGGGCGGGGGGCGGGAATACCTTGTCCAGGCCTCCCCCGTTTCCCCCCGCGTTCCGGATTGATTCGCGCCGCCGCCGTTTTTGCCAGCGTCAGGATCCGATCCGACGATTCCGGATATATCTATGCGAATTCGCGTCCGAACGGATGCCATCCACAACTCCGCCGCACAAATGGTAGCGAAACGGTAGCGGCAGGCAAAACGGCCAAGGGCGAATCTCGTCATAACCCATTGAAAGAACTGGCGCCCGACGCGGGATTTGAACCCACTACCTTCGGCTTCGGAGGCCGACGCCATAGGCAAAATATGGGGGATTCGTTCGCTGGTCATTGCCTATTTATATGCCGTTCGTACAATAGAAAATCACGCAGACTACCCGCACGATCACGCACAAATGGTAGCGGCAACGGTAGCGGCAGATGTGGTACGATGGGAGATCGGCAGCGGCGAACCGGCCGCGCCGAAGAGGTCTGGACATGAAGCTCAACGCTCGAACTCTCCGCGAACTTCGTTTCCCGTTGGGCGCCCATCCGCGCTCGACGTTCGCGGTCTGGGAGGAAATCCATCGCGGCGCGTGGATCGGCTGCCGCGTCTATCCGTCGGGACGGAAGGTCTTCGTCCTCAAATATCGCGCCGCCGGACGGCAGCGGATGACGTCGCTCGGCGACGCTGCGGCCTTGAACGTCCATGAGGCGCACCGGAAGGCCGCGGCGATTCTGGCGGCGATCGAGCGGGATGAACCGGCCGCCGCCGAACATGCGACTCTGGCCGATCTGGCCGCGCTCTACTTCCACCGGCACGCCGAGACGCGCTGGAAACCTCATCGCGTCCGCGAAGAGCGCTGGCGGTTCGCCCGCTACATCGTCCAGAGTCCGCAATACCGTCCGGCATGGCTGCGGACGACGCCGCTCGCTCCGCGCCGCTTGCGCGACATCCGCCTGGCCGATATCGCCGAACTGGTCGACGCGATCCGGCGGAATTCGATTTACGAGGCCAACCGCGTCCGCCGGCTGCTGCATGCGATGTTCGAGCGCGCACCAGACTACGGACTCATGGGGGAAACGCGCAACCCGGTTTCGGGCGTCGCGCTCTATCCGGAGCGCCGCCGCGAC